CAGCAGCACCCGATCGTTGGCGACCGTCGTCACCCCGTCGATCGTCAAGAGGCCCGAGAGCGCCACGTTCGCCGTGGACGCGACCCGCACCGTATCCTTCCAGGCCAAGCCGGCAATGGCGGTGTCCACATAGCTTTTATTGGCGGCGTCGAACGGATTGATCGGACCACCCTGATTGATGATCCGAAAGTTATTCATGTCGATGGTGGTCGTCGGCACCGCCAAGGCAGACAGCGGAATTGTGGCGTGCGCCGCCGCGTCATGCACCGGATTGCCGTGCGTGTGATCCGAGCGGGCGATGTTGACGGATGCCCCGTTGCCCGACGCCGCCCCGAAGGCCGTCTCGGCGGTGACGGTGCCGAAGGCGGGCATGCCGTGCTTGTGATCTTCGCGCGCGTAGTTGGTGCCGGTGCCAACGATCGGGGCGTCGCCGATGGCCTGTGTGCTGACAGTGGCAGCGGGGATCGCGCCCGCCGCCGCCTTCGCCGCGATCCACTGCGTGCCGTCGTACCAGTAGAGCGTGTTGTCGGCGCTGTTGAAGTACATCAACCCCTTGACCGGCGCAGCGGGTGCCGTGCCAAGGTTCTGCATGACGGCATTGCGGAGCTCGTTCTTGACCAGATCGACGGCACCGTAGATGGTCGGCATGGTAGCTCCCTAGCTCAGATAGGCTTCGCCAGCGACCGCCGCCGAGAAGGTGAGCTGCACCGCCGTGGCGCTCGTATAATCGAGTGCACCCGGCCAGATCGCCCGCCCGGTCGAGTCGACCACCGTCACATTCGGCCGAAACGACAGGTTGTGCGTGATCGCCCACGTTGTCGCCGCCGACGCCTGGACGTGGCGGTAGGCGAGTGTTTGCGCGGCACCACCGCCCCCACCTTCCAGCGCGACCGGCCAAAGCACGTTGGTCGCGGGCTCAAACACGACGTCGGTGCTGCAATAGACCGCCTGCGTGTTGTTCGGAAACGCCGTCAGTGTCGACGTGTAGTTGGCGAGCACCCAGGAGATCGTCGGATCGGCCGACGCGCCCGGAGGGCCGTTGATGTACCAGATGGCATCCCCCGTCGGCACGTCGCGGGAGACAACGAACTGGTCATTCACGGCGACCGCGACCGGGGTCGGCAGCGCGATCTCGACCCATCCCGCCTGCGTCGGTGACTCGCCCGTCGTCGTCACATGCGCCACCTGCGTGCCGTTGGTTTTCCAGAGGTAGACCTCATGGGACGTCGGCCCCGTCGCGTGCCGCCAGAAGCGGAGCGCCGTGATGCGGCCCACAGCGGTGAACTTGAACGTGTCCCCGATGTTGTACGGAGCACTCCCCTGACTCGTCGGGGGGGACGTGGCGAAGGGCCGGACCGGCGACCCAAAGGAGCCACCTGCCACGCCTTTCGGCCCATACATGATATCTGTTACGGTGTTGATGTAGAAGTCGCCTGCCGCACCGACCGCATTGGCAGGGGGGACGGTGTCGGTGAGAATCTCGAATCCGCCCGCCGCCGTACCCGCGCGCTGGAACGAGACGATGACATCCTGGTTGTTCGCGGGTGCTCCCCCGGCACCTTGGGAAATGCCAGTCACGGGAACTTCGAACCACGTCCCGTGATCGATCACCGGAGCGCGCACCTGAACCTTCGCCCACTTCGACGCGTCCGTGCGCGTCTGCATCAAGAGCACATCGCCAGGTGCGGTCGTGACGAGGAGATTGTGTGCGTCGCTGCCGGATACCGTGGTGGTCGAGAAGCGCAGCATCGTCGGTGCCGCTGACACGTCCGGCGAGAGATTGCGGACGCCGGGATCCGTGGTGCCGTCCCCCACGCGCCAGTTCCAGGTTCCTGACGCCGCCTGCGTGACGGGCGGATCGGCCCACACCGTGTCGTAATCCGTGCCCGTCTGCTTCTCCAAGACCTGCCCCGTCGTGCCGCCTGCGGGCACACCGACGCCTGCCGGGCCTGCCGGTCCCGTTGGTCCTGCAGGGCCCGCCGGACCCGGTGGACCGACGCCACCTCCTCCCGTGCCCTCCAGCTCCCCGAGGACCGGGAACGGCAGCACCACCTCGCTGTAGTTGTTCGCCTGCTCGAGCGCACGGACGCGCTCATCGGGCGAACCGGTGCCGGTGACCTTGATCGTGTTCATCCGGTCGGTTCAGACTCCGGCAGCGGCGGGATGGCGCGCCTACGCAGTGGAATGCTCATGCCAGTTCCACCACCCAGACCGTACCGGCACTTGGCGACGTCGTGTAAAAGGTCATTCCGCCGCTACAACTCACCAATAGGTGATAGCCGTGCGCGCCCGCCGACGGCTGGTCGAACGCCATGACAATAGGAATGGGGACCCGGTACAGAGCGGCGGTGCCCATCTGTATGTCGTGACCGCGCACAAAGATATTCGGCGAGAGTGCATCGCGCCCCCAGCCCAGCGCGACCGTGCCCAGCGCCGTCGTGCTGTTGGTCGCACACCAGCCGCCAGCAGCAATCAGGAGCAGGGCACCACCCGCTGTCGTGATCGAAATAGGCGTGACCACATCGGCCCACGCCGCCGTATTCGAGGAGAACCCGGCCGCGACCGTCACCGTGATGACCTGTCGGACGGCGGTCCCGGGAATCAACTTCCCGACCGACACCGTCGCATTGACGAGGTCGAAGCCGCCATGGATGCTGAGTTGCTGAATCTCATGCGCCGCACCGTCGAACGAGCCGCGCACATTCTGATCGGCAATCGTGCTCGCGGTGACTGCATCGGCGGCGATCTTCGGCGTCGTGACCGCACCGTCCTTGATGTTGACGGTATCCGCACCGCCGTTCCACGCGGCGTAGACCGTATCCAGGTCGCCATCGACCTCGTTGGCGAGGATCGGATCCTCGTTCAATGGAGCGGCGGCGACCTCATCGACATAGCGGCGGGTACCGTATGTCTTCACCGGACGCTGGATCGTTGCCATCAGACTCTTCCTCTCAGTACGCAGTCCATGACCGCTTGTTCCACGCCTGCTGATTCCAGAAGCCAGGATTCAACGGCTGCACGACGATCCGCACGTTCGTCAGCCGATCACTCGCCATCGTCTGCCGGAAGGCAAAGCCCCGGATGCGCGCCAGACCTCCCATGATCTCGAACCGGAAGCGGTTGTACTTGCCACGCGCCCGGAGCGCGTTCTCGCTGCCTCCTGGTGACAGGAGACACCGCTGACAGTCGGGGACGTTGGCGAAGAGCTCCGTCAGGTTCTGCTCGTATCCCGGCGTGCCGTAGACGACCTGCTGGTTCATGCCGTCGTTGATGCCCTCGCGGGCGAGGCAGGAGACGCGGAGGATCGTGTTCGGGAAGAGCGGCTCCCAGTCGACCTTGATTGCATCGATGTAGCGATCCGCTGGCATCGCGAAGTCTTTCGAGTCGACGTAGATACCGGGCCGGGGAGCTGGCGGCGGCTGCTCGCCCAGGATGTTCCCGCTCATGTCCACGATGATGTGCGTCCACGTTGGCACGCCCACGCCAGTCCCGAGATGCACCACCGTGTGGTCGCGGCCAATCTGGACATCCACCATCGTTCGCACACTAGGCGACCCAGACGTGTTGATGCTGAGATGCTGCCAGCCCCAGGCTTCGGTGAGCGGGTTGTAGAAGAAGAAGCCGTCGTTCGGGGACGGGTGCGCGATGGTCGGCACGATGAGCGCGCGGAGGCGGTGATGCCACAAGAGCCGGGGCACCGTCATCGGCAGATCGGTTGGCGGGTCGATCTGGTAGGAGAGGTAGCGCCAGATCTTCGTCCCGACCGGGTTCTCGAGTCCCATGAACACGTTCGAATAGCCGACATGGGACGTTCCGTACGGCGTCTCGCCAATCAGCGGGGCCGACTGCGAGTAGAAGCCCGTCGAGGAGCCCTGGATCGAGCCGCCATCCGCCGCCGGGTACATGCCCACGTAGGAGCGGGTGAAGGGTGGGATGTTGCCCGACGGCGCGAGCGCGTAGAGCGCGGAGCGCGTGAAAATCCCCAGCGCATTGGCGTTCAGGAGGCCGAGGCCGACGATGCCCGAGACGGAGTCATCGAGGACAAGGTCGTCGGCGGCATTCGTGATGGCGGGTGTCCAGACGGTCGTGGAGTTGGAATCGCTGATCTTCACCCGCCGCATGTCGGCTTGTCCTGTGCCCCACGCGGCCCCGATCAAGAAGCCGCCGAACGAGACGAGATACGCGCAGCGGAAGGTCGTCCCCTGGACGAGTGTCGAGTATGTCCCGGTCCCGTTCCAGCGGAAGATCGAGTAGCCGACGTCGCCGCTCCCGACCGTCATGCAGAGCCAGCCGTCGAGAAATGCGCTCATCGGCGCGGTCTGATGCTTCTTGTAGCGCGTCGGGCGGCTCCCGACACCGTCCCAGGCAATCTCGGTCGTGCCCGCTGGCGAGCCGTCCGAACGGTAGAAGTAGATCGGCGCGGGATCGGGCCCGGTCGTGTCGTAGGTCAGGATGAGCAGCGGGAGCGCCGGACTGAACGGATTCATCAGGATGCCGAAGACGGTCTGCGCGGGCGTCTTGCCCGCGAAGAACGACGCCGGGATCAACTGGTTGTAGGTCGGGAGCGGGATCGCGCCCTGCTCGTCGGGCAGGAAGCCGTTGCACCACGACCACTCGTTGTCCGCGATGGCCGACGGCAGCGCGTTGAAGTTCAGCCCGCCACCGAACGTGGGGACGGTGACCCACTCGCTCGCCACGGGTCAGGCTCCCCGCGAGGTCGTGCCCCCCGCGAGCATGGTCGTCTTGTCATCGAGGATGATCCGCGCGAGCATCGACTCGAACATCTGGCGATGCACGCTCGAGCGTTCCTCTTCCTGGAGGTAGGCATACGCATCCGCGAGCGCCCCCATGCGAAGGACGTGCGGATACCGCTCCGTGAAGAAGTTCGAGTCGGTCGGAAGCGAGAGCGGGAGCTGCTGCCGCCAATAATCCAGCACCAGCTCAAGGTTGACCGACGGCACCGGCAGCAGGTAGAGCGACTGCCGCCAGATCGCGTAGCAGACGGGCCAGCCGTAGGGCGACCCCGGTGCGGCCACCTGCGGGTACTCCGGATCGCGGATGCCATCGACCGGCTTCTCGACACGGATCCACTCGTCGCGGAGCGTCTTCTCCATGTACGCGAGCAGCGGCACCACGCCACTGTCGGTCTGTTGGTAGACGGCCTTCTGCGCGACGAAGTCGACGGGGAGCGACATCGATTCGGTGTTCGCCGCGTACGACAGCGCCACCGACGTCGTCTCCGCGCCGCGCCAGAGATGCGCCTCCTCCATGAGCCGCATGGCGGCGTTGATGCACTCGTCGCAGATCGCATCGGGGAGGACCGCGACGTTCGCGTGCGTCGCCGTCCAGGTGCGAAGGTCGGTCCGGAGGCTTCCCAGCGTTGCCATGGCGTGCGGCCTTCCGCCCGCCGCAGCACCCGCTGGGCGTCAGACGGGCGGTGAGCTCTTCAATCCTCCCCGAGCGGCGTGGTGCGTGCGGGCTGCACCTCTGGACCTCGTCCACCCCGGTTCGAATCGTAGGGCGCAGCCGGGTTCTCAGGGGTCTTGCCGTCGTTCACCGTGAGCCCCTGATCCTCCGGGGTGCCGCTCTGCCCGGTGCCGTCTCCAATGCCTGGCATGACTGCTCCTCCTCACATGCCGAGTACGACCAACCGGATCGTGCCACCGTTGCCGATGGCGGCTGCGGTCAGCGCAGCTCCTGCGGCGTCGTACACCATGACCTTGTTCGTCTTGCCGTCCCAGATCGCCTGGAGCGGGACGAAGGCACTCGCAGCCGTCCAGCCGCTGGCATGGATCACCGCGAGCACCTTCGAGAAGCCCATGCGGCGGAAGTCGCTCGAGTCCAGCTGGATGGTCCCGGCGGGATTGATGACGTTCGCCGCCGTCGTGAGGCCCATGTCCAGGATCGACAGCTTGGCCCCGTTGTTGATGTTGAAGATCCGCCGCCCCTGATCGATGGTGGCGGTGAAGGTCGCATTCGCCCCGAGTGCCATCAGGACTCCCCCTTCTCCTCCTTGCCCTCGTCGTCCTTCGGGAGGTTCTGCGGCGGGATCGGCGCATCGGTCGGTGGTGCGGGAGCCGGTCCTTCGCGCTGCACGCCCTCCGCAGGCGCGTCGGTCGGCGCATCGGCGGTATCGAGCGGAAGCTCCTCTTCCAGCTCCTCGTCGTCGGGCGGGAGATGCTGCTCCTCGTCCGGATGCTTCTTCGCCATGATCAGTCTCCAGACGTACGCCCACGGACATAGCCACGACATCGCTCATCCTCGGTCGGAGGACGAGGCGAGCGCGACTTCGGCGCGGGCGACGCGTTCTGCATGAAGTCGTCCCAGTCGGATTCGGGCACGTCGGCGGCATCCTGCCGGAAGGCGTTGAAGCCGTTCGACTTGTTCACCTGGGCGGGCGTGACCTGCTTGTTCCACTTGACCCCGCTCGAGGCATCACCAGCAGCCATCGGATCAGCCTCCGTACTCGCGGATGCCCTTCAGCCGTGCGTGCGCCGACTGGAGCGGCACCGTCGACGGCGAGTTCACATCCGGGGTGGTGCCAGTGCAGTGGACCTCGAGCCCGCACTCCGTCAGGAACTCGTCGCGGCTGGCATCCTCACCAGGCGACTGCCGATTCCGGAGGAACCGGGTGTCGTCCAGGAACCGGTAGACGAGCTTGTCGGGGTCGATGACGAACAGGTCGTAGCGCCAGGTGGGGTTGTCCGTCATCAAGGGGTGGTTGTAGAGCAGCAAGGTTCCGAACGGCGTGATGTACCGCATCAGGTGGAATCCATACGTATCGTCAGTCGGGGCCAGCTCGATGCGCGCCTTGTTCTTGGCCAGCTCGTTCAACACGAGCAGCGCACCGCTCCCGGCGAACGCGAGCTTCTCGCGCGAGCCGTAGCGGAAGGCGACCTCGAGGAACTGGTCCCACAATTTCTCGGTGAGCGATCCGGGCGGGTTGAACACGCCGAGATCGGTATTGACCGACATCGTGGTCGTGGTCACCGCCGGGAGCCAGTTCAAGAACCCGCGTGTGGTGCGGAGCGGCTGACCCTGGGAGGTGATGTCGAGCGGGCCCGACGCCGAGGTGAGCGAGATGATCTCCTCGCGCTCTCCGAACAGGAAGGCCTTCTCGAGCTCTATCGAGTGGATCTGCAGCGCCTCGCGCTTCGCCTCGCGGTACGGGCCCTCGTCGTCGTAGCGCAGCCGGGTCTTGCGAGCGGTGCGGGTGAGGGAGAGCGGCGTGCGGAAGATCTGGGTGAAGTTGTACTGCCGCACGGGCTTGTAGGCGATGGCCGTGCCGAGCTGCGCGCCTTCCGGGTTGCCCGTGCCGATGATGACGAGCGCGTCGCCCGTGCCGACCGCGCCACCCGTGATCGCGGGATTGCTGGTGAACTTGTCACCGATGTCCCGGCGCACACGGATCGAGGTGGCGGTGACGGCAGTCACCAGCATCGCCTCTTCCGTCTTCTCGTTGAAGACGACGTGCCCGACCTTGTAGATCGACACGTCGTTGGCGTTCGTGCCATCGGGATACATCTTCAAGTACGCGTCGGCGTTGCTGCCCGCCGCGACGCTCGCGTCATCGGCTGGCGCATCCGCAGCGCCCGCGCCTCGGATGGTGCCGCGCTGGATCGGCAATCCCTTCTCGAACCAGTGGTACTGGGGATCGTCGGTCGGCTGATCCTTCAGCTTCGACATGAACGCCGTCAGCGGCGCGTCCCCATTTGGGAAGTACAACAAGATCCCCTGACGCCAGTTTTGCGGGCGCTCGACGTTGCTGAACGTCCCCGTGCCCCTCATGCCCAGAACGGCCATGTGCTCCCTCCGTC